ATGTGGGATCAGGAAGATGACTGACATCGTAGAACGCCTGCGTGCCTCATTCGCTGTGACCGACCAAGATGTAGAGGTGCAGAAATGATCCCATGGATTTTAATTATCTGGTTTGTTGGTTCCCAAAATGCGATCACAACGCATGAGTTCTTATCAAAAGAAGCCTGCGACAACGCAGGTAAGATTGTAAGTGAAAAAAGTAGCAAGGGTATAAAAATTGGTTTTGCCTGTGTCCCGAAAGAACAATTACATGCTCTTAGACCATAAGAAGTTTTTTCTAACTGCTTCACAACAAATTGCTCGTGAACGTGCAGTGCAGCATTTGGCTTTTAAAAAATCGCCAAAGACTCTCCGGCGTATTGCGTCAGTGGCGCGAAAATGGAGTCATCCGATTGCGAGGCAGAAGTTAAACCGGCAAAGTCTTTTATGAAAAGGTTTGCACCACTTGCTAGTTTCTATCAAATGGCCTTAACTTTTTAACCAGTCCCGCACTTTTTCATTGCAATGGGTCAAACCTTATGCCACACTAAACCGTCAAATCAACATCGCGAAAGTCGCAAAAGGACCTAGTAAATGACAACTCGTATTCTTAAACTTCCTCACGGCGTTAACGTGTCGGTCGCGCAGCCTTACGTTGAAGGCCATATCCTGTCCGCACTTGAAGCCGAAAAGCTCAACCACGTTCTCGCTGATAACATTCGCACTTCGATCATTGCCAAGCTCAAGCGCCTTGCGGAGTCCGGTGAGATCGACGTTAAGAGTGCGTCGGAAGAGTTCCAGGGTTACGCTGATAGCTATTCGTTCGTAGTCCGCGCGCCAAAGGCGTCTGCCGACCCCATCGCAAAAGAGGCGAACAAGATCGCGAAGGAACAGGTTTTGGCCGCGATCCGCCGCAAAGGTGGAAATCCTGCGGACTATTCCGCAGAGCAGATTGCGGAATATGTTGCAAAGGTTCTCAAGCATAAGCCGGAAATCAGTGAAGAAGCTGCCCGCCGTGTAGACTCATCTCGCAAGATGGCCGGAGAACTTCTTTCTGACCTTTTCGACGAGGCGGCATAAAGCGGGTTTTCCTCCCTTCCCGCTTGACCGTCAGCCAGCGATGGTCTTTCAAAACTTCTGGCAGGCGGCGGGGTTTTCCCGCCGTTCTTTTTATAGAAGCGATCATGAGCAAAGAAGCAGAAATTCTTTACGAAGCGTTTCATTCCGAGTTCGGCGTGGAAGTCGAATTGCTTGGAAATTATCAAATTTCATTGCAACGGCTTTACGCAGAAAAACGAAAAGACCCAGACCTTGACATCTTACAAATATCCAGATCACCGACATCACCAACGCATATCTGGATTGTGAAAACCGACAGACCGCAAGTTACAGCACAGCCGCAGGGCGAAACATTAAAAGCTAATCCAAAAGGAGACGGCCCCCTTTTCAATTTGGCCGACATGCTAGGAGACGATTGAAATGGCCGCGCGCCTCGATTCTGAAACCACAAAAATCCATTTCCACATTTACACAAAGGATCTGGAAAAAATCGACGCGCTTTTCTGCCGCACCGGAATACGCACGGTCGGGAGATCAAAAGCACTTCGATTAATCATCCACGCTTACGTGCAGCACTTGGAGCGGAAGTCAAATGCAAAGCCAGTCCCCTTCGACCCCTCAATCACTGAACTCGTCGCAGACGGAAGCAACTAGTCAGGATTTGCTGGCAGAAGCGTCGCCTGCGAGTCTTGAAGAATTGATGAACCGCGCTCCGAATATTTCGGACGCAGAAGCTGATCGGATCATCGAATATTTAAGGGCACAAAGAGAAAAGTTCGCAACCCAGGAATCGTCACCGAAACCGAAAAAGACTCCACGGCAAAAAGGTCCGATACTTTCTGCAGACGATCTTCTTAAAGACATCGACATCAACTTTTAAGGTGCCATATGCTCACGTCAAACGAACTTGACCAACTCGTGCAGGACATTCGACAGCAGGCATCTGCTTGGCTTGGTGATGAAGCCTCCGAAAAACTCGAGCGTCTTATCGCACACACTATGTTTTTGCGTAAATCACACGACGCGCTTCAAGCTAAACTCCTAAATGGTTATCGACTTGTTCAGTATAATGCGGACACGCGAGAAATCTAACCGACAGGGACGCCCCATGTCAGAACAAAATAATTCACTTTCACTCATCAATCCTCGTTTTCAATTCGCGTGGGACTCCACGTCAATCGGAGCGTTTAAGACATGCCCACGTTATTACCAGCTTTCCATTCTTGAAGGCTGGCAGCCGCGTGAAATGTCTGTTCATTTGATTTTTGGTTTGCATTTTCACTCCGCGCTTGAGCGTTATGACCATTTGCGGTTTGGTGGAATGGATTATGCAAACGCGCTGCGTGAAGTGACCAGATATGTGTTGACAATTACATGGGATGAGAAAAAAAATCGACCGTGGATTTCTGACGATCCAAACAAAAACCGCATGACTTTGTTGCGAAGCGTTGTGTGGTATCTCGATCAATTCAAAGATGATCCGATTGAGACAGTGCGTTTGGCTAACGGAAAGCCTGCGGTAGAACTATCGTTCCGTTTTGACAGTGGCTATACATCTCGTCATGGAGAAAGCATTCTTTTGTGCGGCCATCTTGATCGCCTTGCGATGCTTAACGGTAAAGCCTTTGTGCTGGATCGCAAAACTACCAAAAGCACAATCAACCAGTCTTTTTTCGACAAGTTTACACCAGACAATCAAATGTCGCTTTACGCTATTGCAGGGAAAATCGTTTACAACGTGCAGATCGAAGGGATCATCGTGGATGGCGCGCAGATCGCGCAAACCTTCACACGCTTTTTGCGTGGAGTTGTGCCTCGGACCGAAAGTGGCCTCGAAGAATGGTATTACGATCTCGGCCAATACGTCGCCACGGCTGAACTTTATGCTGCCCAAAATTATTGGCCGATGAACGACAAAGCCTGTGGAATGTATGGAGGCTGTCCATTTCGGAAAATTTGCGGGCTTCCGCCGTCCGTCAGGCAAGAATGGCTTAAAGCCGATTTTGTAAAACGCATTTGGGACCCACTCCAGGTTAGAGGCGACATTTGACCATCGTCGCTCGCGAACCACTTGGAGACTTTCTTGTCCTTACAGAGATCAACAATGTCTGGATCGTAATAGCAATCACCCCTTCACAGACTCTTGCAGAACAAATCGCTAAACGGAGCCAATAATGCCATCCCTTAAAGACCACCATTCCGCAGATACCACAAAACTTTTATTCGTTGGCGATAGCGGTTCAGGAAAAACCGGCGCTCTTGCGTCTCTTGCGGCTGCTGGTTACAAAGTCCGCATCCTTGACCTGGACAACGGCGTTGATGTGCTGCGGGATTTACTTACGTCAAGTAAATACCCCAAAGATGCTGTAGACAATGTGCAATACGTCACGATTACGGAGCCTATGAAAAACGTCGGCGGGAAATTGATCCCGGTGAAAGCCAGCGTGTGGCAGCGCACGACAAGCATGTTAGGGGAATGGAAAGACGGTGAAACAAATCTCGGCCCGATTACGACATGGGATAGCAAGACAGTCCTTGTGATTGATTCTCTGACTATGCTCAGTGATGCGGCTTTATCTTACATTCTTGCGATGAATGGGAGGCTCGGTCAACACCCACACCAGTCTGATTGGGGCTTGGCTCAGGTCCTCGTTGAGAGCCTTTTGCGGATGCTTTATGATGAGTCCGTGAAGTGCAACGTGATAATTAACTGCCACATCAAACCGATGGGCGACGACAGTGGACCAGAACGCTACTATCCGAACACCCTCGGCAAAGCTCTCCCTCCGAAAGTCGGTCGTTATTTTAACACTGTGCTTTTAGCCCAGTCTTCTGGGCGCGGTGCGAATCTTAAACGCCAGATCTTCACCACATCGCAAGGCACAATCGAGTGCAAAAACACTGCGCCGTCGAAAGTCCAGCCAGCCTACCCGCTTGAGACGGGTTTAGGTGATTATTTCGCGGCAGTAAGGAATTGACGCTTTGCGTCAATAACGGCCCGTCACAGGGTCTAATCACCATGGAGTAAAAAATGTCAGTCAACTTTAAAGACCTTCTTTCTGTCAACCTTGATGAAGTGAAAGCGCCGCTGGCTCTTCCCGAAGGCACATATCATGGAACAATCGCTTCTTTCGAATATGGAGACAACAACAAAAACAAAACTCCTTATGTCCGTTTTGGACTCAAGTTTCATTCTGCCAGTGATGACGTTGATCCGAAGGACCTTGCAGAAATCGACCTTTCAACTCGTAAAATGTCCACCGACTTTTACCTCACACATGATGCGCGTTTTCGCCTCAAAGACTTTCTTATCAGTCTTGGCCTTAAAACTGAAGGAATGTCATTCGATGAACTGATTCCGGAAGCAGTCGGGCAGAGCGTGATCGCGTATGTTACGCAGCGTTTCAATCCGGAGCGCCCGGACGATCCGCCGAGAAACAATATTAAATCCGTCAAAGGTGAATAATTTCGCAAACAAGGAGAGGGGTTGCCCCTCTCCTCCCTAAAGGATCACTGTAATGGACATTTTCCTTAAAGACATCTGGATTGATCGTGGATCACGCCAGCGAAAAGAGATAATTATCGACGACTTACTCGAAAGCATTCCGAGGAATGGAGTGCTTGTGCCAATTATTGTCACGACGGAAGTGGGACCTGCGGACCAGCCGTATAAACTTATTGCAGGTGAACGCCGCTACACTGCCTGTGTTAAACTTGGCTTACCGGCTATTCCGGCCCGCCTCTTGTCAGACCTTCCGGCAATCGAGCAGCGTGTGGTTGAGTTTGAAGAAAATCTGCGGCGAAAGGATCTAGGGTGGCAGGACCAGTGTTTGGCGATGGCGGAACTTCACAACATTCTTTGCCAAAAGCAAGGGCCTGATTGGAATTACACAAAAACCGCAGAAAACCTGGGTTATTCTCCAGCGTGGGTGCAGCGATGCTGCCGTGTAGCGAAAGAACTGCACCGGGAAAATGTGCGTGGGATGGAGTCTGCAACAAGAGCATATAATTTTTTGACGAGAGAAGACGAAAGAGTTGCGGCGGACGCCGTAAGCAATCTATTGTCAACGGCGGCGGAAGCGGCCACGGACGCGATTGATAGGTCAACCGGTAGTGATCCCCTTGCCGACCTTTTTGATGCATCCACGCCCCCGGAAAACCCCGGCAAAGTGCTATCCCCGGACACGCCCGCGAAAAGCGCACGCCATGCGCCACTTGTTACGCCCGCCGATCAGTCTATTCTCCAACAGTCTTTTATCGAGTGGGCACCAGCCTATCGAGGCGAACCTTTTAATCTGATTCACTGCGACTTCCCTTACGGCATAAATGTTTTTGGCGGTCCGTGGTCAGGCAAACTCACCACGCCAGGCTACGATGATAGCGCCAATATCTATGAGCGTTTGATTATTTGCCTGTGTGAAAATCTCGACAATCTCATGGCACATTCCGGACATCTGGTGTTTTGGCTTTCCGCAGACATCAAAATCCAGCATAAAACTCTACAGATGTTCGCAGATCTTGCCCCGACTCTTGCATTCAATTCTTTTCCATTGATCTGGCTTAAAAGTGACAATGTTGGAATTGTGCCAGACCCGAAACGTGAGCCTCGGCGTATTTATGAAACTGCGCTGATTGCTTCTCGTGAAGACAGGCTGCTTATCAAACCTGTCGCAAACGCTATCGCAGCCCCAACAAACAAGGAGCATCATCCACACACAAAACCGGAACCAGTGCTAAAACACTTTTTGCAAATGTTCGTGGACTCGAACACAAGAATGCTCGACCCGACTTGCGGTGGAGGATCATCGCTGCGGGCAGCAGAAGCCCTCGGTGCCGAACATGTAATTGGCCTCGAGATTAATGATGAATATGTGGCGAACGCTCGCAGGGCCCTCAACCATTCGCGAGTTCTCCGCAAAGCATCATCTATTCAAAAGGAGCAACCACATGACAGCGCAAAACCTGGATGAACATATCAACCTTGAAGATATTTACATCACAATCGCAGACGTAGAACCAGTCAAGGAGCCCCGCATGAACAAAGTCCCCCACAACATCACCCCCGTCACGACTGATGCTGCCGGAAGCAACCCGCAGCTCACCATTATCGCAGACGCTATCAAGCGTGCGGAAAAACTCTTCGCCACAAAGAACGCGGAGTATGGGGACAAGGCGGACATCTTGTCGAACTTCCGAAGGCTCGCTGGGCAGCAGGGCGTTCCGATGTCAACCGCGTGGTTTTTTCTTGCTGGCAAGCACATCGACACGATCACACAGTATGTGAAGGACGTTCGGGAAAACAAGTCGCGTGCGCGTTCTGAGCCCATCCGCGATCGCATCGACGATATGGTTGTTTATAGCCTGCTGCTGTTGGCTATTGTTGCTGAGGAAAATCGCTAACATGCATAAAGCAGCGCCAGCATTTGCCCACACCAGCGGACCCAAAGATGCAAAGATTGCGATTGTTGGAGAAGCATGGGGCGAACAAGAAGCGATTGTGGGAAAACCCTTCCAAGGCTACAGCGGGCAAGAACTTACCCGTATGCTACAAGAAGCTGGTTTATCCCGTAGAGATTGCTTTTTGACTAACGTGTTGGCGCTGCGCCCACCTAACAACGACCTTGCTGCTTTATGCGTCAAAAAAGCAGACTGCGGGGAAGGCTATGCCTTCCCCCATCTGGGCAAAGTTGGGCAATACCTCGACCCACAATACCTTCCCGAACTGGAGCGCCTCAAACATGAGTTGGAAAAAGTTCGTCCTAATCTCATTATTGCTTTGGGCGCTACAGCTTGTTGGGCTTTGCTTGGCACTAACGGTATTGGAAATCTTCGCGGAACAGTGGCAACAAGCTCTCTTGTCAGCAGCAAAGTCCTCCCGACCTATCATCCGTCCGCAGTCCTGCGTAATTGGGCCTGGAGGCCAATCGCAATCGCGGATTTGATTAAGGCGAAACGAGAAAGTCTTTGCCCGGAAATAAGCCGACCACGCAGACTGATACTTGTTAATCCGACAATCGCGGAGTGCTATGATTGGATCTCTACGCATGTGCAAACTGAATGCGCCTGCGACATTGAAACAAAATACGGAATGATCGAGATGATTGGCTTTTCAGCAAGTGCGGAACACGCAATGGTCGTGCCTTTTTGGGATCAGAAAAAAGGTGGAAATTATTGGGCAAGCGCGAATCTGGAAAAAGATGCACGAAATGTTGTGCGATCAATTCTGGAAAATCAAAGTATTGTTAAAATCTTCCAGAACGGTCTTTACGACTTGCAATACTTGATGAAGGAAGGTTATCGTCCGCGTTCTTGCCTCGAAGATACAATGCTTTATCACCACGCCCTTTATCCAGAACTGCAAAAGGGATTAGGCTTTTTAGGCAGCATTTATACATCTGAGCCAGCATGGAAAACTATGCGTGGTAAAAAAATTACGGAGATGAAAAAGGATGATTAAATGCAATCCCGAAAACATTCACTTCTTGAGGCGTTTTTAAATACCGCCTCCGGGTTCATAACTTCCCTACTAACCCAATGGCTGGTGTTCCCATGGTTCAACCTGTACCCCTCGTTCCACGAAAACCTGGCCCTTACCGCAATATTTACTGTTGTGAGTATTGTAAGAAGTTACGCTTGGCGGCGGGCATTCAACACACTCCAATCAAAAGGAATGTTGAAATGATTTTAGTGCTGGTGGGCTTTTTGTATTTTGCGCCGTTTGTTTATTTTGTCCTGACGGGAAGCGAGACTTGGTTTGTGGTGTGGGCGGCTATGATGTTTTTGGCACTGTTGGTGGGAGGCTTGGCTGTCTAATGCCGATAATTGACACAAGCACTTTACAAGAAGGTGTAGTGCTGCAAGAAAACGAACAAATCTATAACGGACTGGATTGCTGCATCACGCATGAAGTTCTCAATGCGCTTCGCGCTCTCGGGCCTGCCCCACACATTTATAATTTTTCTCGCGCCCTTCAAGCCCCAGTTATGTCAATGATGCAGAAAGGCTTTCGCATTGACTCTTTCGAACGCCAAAAAGGTATTCAAACTCTCACTCTTGAGATCGAGCGTCTTACAGGACTTCTAAATCGTTTCGGATATGCAGTCTGGGACAAACCCTTAAAAGCTAACTCCCCGAAAATGCTTCAAGAATTTTTTTTCGGCGCAATGGGCATTCCGGAAATATGGACTTCTAAAAAAGGCGAACGCAAGATCTCAATGGATCGCGAGGCTCTTGAAAAACTTGACAACTATTTTCATGCCAGACCTATTGTTGCAACAATCTTGGCTTTACGAGATGCCGTTAAACAACACTCAGTTCTTAATACCGAAGTTGATTCAGACGGACGCATGAGGACATCTTACAATGTTGCAGGAACTGAAACGGGGCGCTTTAGCAGTTCGACGAATGCTTTTGGCACAGGCACGAACTTGCAGAACATTACTTCAAGCCTTCGTAAAATGTTCATTGCTGATCCTGGATGGAAATTATGCGGAATTGACCTTGAACAGGCGGAGTCAAGAGAAGTTGGATGGCTCTCTGGTACGATATGCAATGATTGGTCTTATCTGGACGCCTGTTACAGTGGCGATCTGCACACTCTCGTCGCTCGCACTGCTTGGCCCGAATTGGATTGGACAGACGACCCCAAGCGTGACCGAAACATCGCAGATACACCATTTTATCGTCACCTCACCTACAGAGACATGGCGAAAAAGCTCGGACACGGAAGCAATTATCGAGGACTCCCACCAACAATGGCTCGTCATGCAAAACTTCCCGTCGCCGTTGTTGAACAATTCCAAAAGAGATATTTTGAACGCTTCGCAGGTATCCCAAAATGGCACCGATGGGTCGCGCAACAACTCCAAACAAGTAACCGCGTCACAACACCTCTCGGACGTGAGCGCACGTTCTTCGGGCGAGCGAACGATGACGCGACGTTACGTGAAGCGATTGCGTTTTCACCGCAGAGTGCGACGGCGGATCGGTTGAATCTTGTCATGTGGCGGATCTGGAAAAACATGCCGCAAGTTCAACTTATCGCACAAGTCCATGACGCAGTTTACTTTCAATACCCAGAACATATAAATGAGCCAGACATCATCTCCGAAGCTCTTTCCTATTTTGACCTCGCATTCGAATATCAAGGCCATAAACTTGTTGTGCCCGGTGAAGCCAAAGTCGGCTGGAATTGGGGCAACTTTGATCCGGCTGGTAATCCGGATGGATTAGCGAAGTGGAAAAATAAAAAAGACGAGCGCACGCGCACGCCATTGCTCGCACAAAAACTTTGAGGGGGTTTTCGTGGACTTTATTGACTCTTTCGTGGCGTTCACAGATGAACGCCCGTCACCAGAACTTTTCCGCAAATGGGCTGCGATCACTACTCTTTCTGGTGCGCTTGAAAAAAGGGTCTGGACTAAAACCAAAGCAGGTCCGCAGTTTGCCAACCTTTACACCATGTTGGTCGCACCTCCGGGCGTAGGAAAGTCGCAAGCAATCAATCCTGCAGAGGGGCTTTTGAAAGCCACGCGCAAATTTGCGATCGCACCTAACAGTGTAACCGCTGCCTCGTATATCGACGCACTTGTCAACGCCGGGAAGTCTCAACTTAAACCGGACAAAACAGGTTCCCTGATCTACCATCACTTGTTTGTGTTTGCCGCAGAACTCGGTGTGTTCATCAACTCTCACGATCTGAACTTTCTTTCAATCATTAACGAACTGTTCGACCATAAAGACTCTTATCGGGAAGAGCGTAGACATAGTTTGAAAGAGCCAATCGACATCCAAAATCCCATGACGACTTTGCTGATCGGTTCTCAACCAGGATTTCTCGCTACTCTTCTTCCAGATGCAGCTTGGACAATGGGCTGGACTTCTCGAATGCTCATGGTCTATTCATCAGCTATGCCAGACGTTGCGCTTTTCGGTGAATATAAAAACACGGATCATATTCAGCGCAGACTCGTCGCAAAACTCAGCGAATGTGCGGAGTATTACGGAGAAATGTTATGGGATTCGAAAGCGATTGCGGAAATGGAACGCTGGCGAAAGGATAAATGGGCTCCAATTCCTGACCATCCAAAGCTCGCAAACTACGTTCCCCGTCGCGGCACTATTTTCACAATCAAACTTGCAATGATTTCCGCAATGGCGAGAGGCGAAGAACTTGCAATCAGACTGCAAGATGTGGAACGCGCCCGTGGATGGCTTTTAGAAATTGAAGAGTTGATGCCGCAAATCTTCCGCGACATGATAATGCGCTCCGACGATCAAGTGATCGAAGAAACTTTCCAATTCATGTTCAGTAGTTACATAAAAACTCGTAAGTCAATCGCGGGTGCGACGATTTTGCGTTTTTTATCCCAACGCGCACCAGCCGACAAAGCGGAAAAGATTATGTCGCTCATGGAGAAATCGGGAATTTTGGAGAGGCAAGCGGGAACGGAAAACTATATTCCGCGAGCAAGAGAATTGCATGGGGTGGGTTAAACCCACCCCGCACTACCTATCAGATGGTCTTAATACTTAATACAAAATCTGACTCTATAGTTATTCGGCCTAGTCTCCCCACCACCTGTATTTGCAATACTCACTGACGTGTTCTGAGCAGTAGCAAGGGTCGTGGCAGCAGATGGCACAGATTGATTTACAGGAGTACCGCCTGTTGATAAAGCAACTGTTACGGCTCCACCTGCTGTGTACCCATGTGTATGAGTAGGATTAGTGACAGTCGGTGTATGCGTATGACTTTCAAACATACCAGGTTCATAAGTGCCTACCGGAGCAGATCCGTCGCCACGCATGAATTGATTGCGGAAATCAGGCAGCACAACATTACCAGCACTTGTTCCCCAAGTCGTGCCAATCGCAGCAAACAGATTTGAATACGTCGTCGCGGAAACAGCCGCGCCATCTGTATATAACCAGCCTGCCGGACAAGAAGCCATCGCAAACGTCCGAACCTCACCTGCATACCCGATGATCGCGTTGTTTGTGATAAGATGTAACGTGCCGGTTGAACTTAAATAAGTCACGCCGACTACAGTGCCGATAACAACTTCGCCCCCGGACAAAAACACCGGGCCGGTTGGGGTGTCGCGGAGAACGGAAAGCGGGGAGCCGCCATTGACCGATAATGTCATGCTTCCGGTATTCGACGCTCCTGCGACAAAGTAAAATGTTTGCCCGTTGACGCTGGAAAATGCGCTCACACTCACGGTTTGTGCGTTGGCGGTGCCACCACTCGTCCCTCCCCACCCAAGATTCGAAGCAGACGACGTGTCAGACGTGTATTTTGTCCAGATCGTATTGCCATTTTGATCTTTTAAAACTTGACAATAAGCACCTGTGCCAAAAATTGTTGCGCGACCAGCTGCATTTAACACAACTGGATTTGTATTCAACACAGAACCAGCTTCATTCTGAAAAGTATTTTTCAGAATAGAACAAGTCGGGAAGTTACTGTAAAACCACACGCTGCCATTTGCATATGGATTTCCGTTAGGGTCAATAAACTGCTGTTCACCGTTTGGTAACAACGTCGCACCCCACAAAGCAGATGTGCTGTAAAGAAAGGCCGCAAGGGCTCCATAAACTTTTTTCATCATCGACCCTCTCCTGTTCCAACTTGCGCGGCTTCACCGGCAGCGCCACGGGCTAAAAGATTTTCGAACGGGGTGATTACGTCAGGCATTCGCCTAGATAGCACTGCTCGTCCAACAAGCGGGCTCGCCATTGCAAGATTTCGCAACCCTGCTCCGAGATATTGCCCTCCACCAAGAAGTGCCGCGCCAGCCCCCGCGACTTCCGGGGAAATCCCTACAAACGGCGCAACGCTTGGCACGCCGAAAGGCGACAAAAACTTCGCAGCGTCGATAAGTTTGCTGGCCGCTTCCGACATCGGGCCTTTTGCCGCAGGCTTCAACCCGCCCGTAGAAGTGGTTTGCGGCAGATGCTGCCCCGCTTCCGCGAGTTCACGAATATCCCCGCGCAAATTAAATTTATCCACACGCCGAAGCGTTTTCGTGGGGTCCACGATTCCGCTGTTCCCAGCCAGCGGTTCAATCGCCAACAACTTGCGATAATTCTCTCTCGCGCGATTGTATGCCGCAGCCCTCTTCGGATCACTCACCGCGAACATATCAAACATCTTAGCCTTCAATTCATACCCTGCTTTCCTAAACGCAGGGTCCCCACTATTCAAAAGTTCCTTGTCCAGCAGCCCATCCTTTTTCACAAAAGCCCGAAACTTGTTCCCATCCATAACCCCCGATACAGACTCATTATAAATCTTCATCAAAATCTGATCGACTTTCGCACGCAGCGGGTTGTCGGGAAGCGTCGTGGCGTAAACATCTGCGCGCATGTCGCCGAGATCTTGAAAGAAACTTCTTGTCGGCGTCATGGATGTGGTTGCGGCGATGTCGCTTAATTGCTGGCCGTTTGAGCGCAGCGCAAGTTCGATGTTGTTTTTCGTGAGTTCCTGGCCTTTGATGCCGAGTTGGTCCGCAAGCTGCTCGTTGAATTTGATGACCTGTTCGTCACGGACGTGTTCGGGGATGACGCGAGCGTCGAGGGCTTTGATTTCAGCATCGCGGGCGATCTGGGTTGGGCGGATGTTAAGGCCGAATTTCTGGTTGACGTTTTGCGCCATCGCCCGAAGGCCGGGAGCAATTTCGGCGGCTAAGGGGGCGGCCATTGCTCCGATGAATGGATTGATGACCGACGCGCCGATAGCG